AATTAGATTGGGGTGACATATGTGACTCTACCAGTCCAGATTACTCAGTTGTAATCAGTACTAAGGGTAGACACGAATCTGCTGACTTCAAGACCATTCTTGAAGATTGCGGACTCAATCTAATATGTTGCCTAACAGCGGAGAACCGACTCAAGGTGAGCGGCGCGCTGTGTGAGAGGAGATGGTTTGCATGTGCTCTGCAAGTTTCGACCGGATTGATCGAAATTTTAGCTGATCATGTTGATAATTTTTATCAAATACATGATGTTAAAACCATTGTCTCTTTTGTGCGTTCACTTATGAACGTGGGTACTTATCAAGAATATATTGATCTTGTCAAGTATGCGACCACGTGGATGCACGCAAGAAGTTTAAGGCAGAAAGTTCTACCTGAGGCTCCGACCTTTTGGAAAGGCGGACCCCCACTTCTTTTTTCCGGTTCTATACGTAGGTTTCTATCTAATAGACTCGTAGCCGGAATGAAACCAGTTAATCAACACCTCTTTTGGTCGATTGCACAAGCTAAGCGCTGTGCCCTGGTTGTCCCTGATTTCTTTATTCAGAAATCGCTCGAAAAGCACCGAGCCGCTATGCAGAAACGTAGCGAGGAGTGTCACCCATTATTTCAAGAGTTATTTCAAGAGAAACTTGAGAGTGTAGTTAAACATATGTTTAAACACTATAATGGGGATGTAGGAAAAACCTATGATTACAGTACAAATGCATGCTATGAAAATAGCCGTAAGGACGGAGGAGCGAAAGCTTATCTCATGCGTAATCATATCCTAGAAGGTGATACTAGTAATGACGAACTCCTTAAGATGGATTTCGACCCTCGTAAGGGTGTATCAGAACGTAGAGGATACGAAACACAGGCCCATTCGCAGTTATTGAACGCTGCAAAGAATGAAGTGTGTTCGGCTCATGTCTACTCTGTACTCGAACCTATGAAAGTTCGAAACATTACTGCCGGCAACGCGTTACCATACACATTGGCCAAGGGCATGCAGAAATTTCTGCATAGTTCACTAAAGCAATTTCCAGCTTTTTCCCTAATCGGGCGTCCTTTAGACGTTAACTTTGTTAATGATTTTCTAAACGCTAATAAACGGAAAGGAGACTGGATCGCAAG